GTAGTTAGCTGCATATGCAACTGCATTAACTCCATGCCGGATCGACCTCCTAAATTTACTCCTTTTTGTTGATCCTTTATTAATTGTTTTTCTTCAGTTCTTGATCTCAAAGAACGTCCAGTACCTTCCCTCCTAGCTAAAGCATTAGGGCTTATTGCTTCTAAAGCAGCGTAAGGTAAAGCTCCAAATGCTTCCCCTCCGGACGAGAGTAAACCGTAAGGATAAAAAGGCAGACCGGACCCTACAAATTTATTAGTTCCAGTTAAAATTTCCTTTGGAGTTCTCTGGCCCTTAACCGCATCTATTACGTCACCTACAGGACCTCCTCTTTGTAGAACGGGCATATTTCTAGTTATATCAGATACAAATTCCGGTCTGGATGCGGATTTTTTTATCCCTTCAGAAACAATTTGTTTAGGACTTTTACCTTCTCTAGTTGCTTTAGCCATAGCCTTTAAACCAGCGGTTCCCGATTGAGTAGCTATTCTGGCTACCGGGATAACACCTATTATATTTACAAGCGCACCTAAATCTTTAGCTATCTCTGGATTTTCTTTAGCTAAATTCATTAAGTATTTCCCCGGCTTTGTCTCTATAGCACTACGGGCCACAGCAGCTATTCCGTCCTCTACAAACTGAGGAGTTATGG